CGTAGAGGACATCTACACGGGTTGGGATTGAATCATTATTTATTGTATATTGCCTCACCACACGCATGGAAAGGCCCAGTTCCTTGTCAGCTGCACGGCCTGCAAAGTGAACCCCATCAGGCAACTCAAGGTCAGCGCAGGCCATCGTGAAGGCATTTGTGTGCATCACAATGTTCTGTGGGCTAACGGTGCCAGTGTTGTTGAACGGGGTTACCACTGCGGTAGCGCTGGTGCTGTTGACCACCACATTCTGGAATTGACCAGCAGTAATCACAGCAGGGCTGACGATGACTGAGGTAGTGCCAGAGGTTGCAACCGTCACATCAGCCTGGACAACAAAACTACGCAGGCGGTTGGAGCCGTAAGCTGCGCGATTCTGGGGGTTGGCTGCAAAGATGTTTGCAATGGTGATGGTGTCTCCTTGCTTGAGGCCAGCCGTAGCAGTGGTGGCAGTCAGAGCAATGGTGGACGTTGATGCCCAGCCGCTGGTCAGAAAACCCGTTGCCGTGGTGGTAGCGCAAGCCAGGGTAGCAGTAGCGTAGGAGCCAAAAGTTTGGCTAACCACGTTCTGATCCATCTTCCACATCATGCCTGCTGAGTCCTTGCCCATCATGCCGCGCTCGTATTGCTTGGCAATAGTGTTGCTTGGCACAAACAGACCTTTCAAGCTGTCCACAATGGTTGCACCAGTGAATGGCTCAACGATGCAGGCCCGGCGTCCATCGCGTGGTGCGCCTTCAGAGTCCAGGTATGCGCCTGCCGTGAGGTAGGTGAGCAAGCTGGTGGGGACGGTGCCAGCAGTGCCGACAATGTTGGCAGTGTTGTTTTTAGCCATCACCAGACCATCACGGTCAATCTTGTTGGCAATAGCTGCAACTGCTGGTTTCAGCACTCGGTCACTGAAGCGGTCAAGTGACAGTGCCAAGTCTTGCGTGGTGAACTGGGTATCAACGTGGAACTGTGTGGACAGGGTAACGGGGACAGAAGTCTCGTTAAAGTCTTCCACGTTCAACGCTGGCCCACTGGTGCCGACAAAGCGTCCAGGGCGGCGAACATTTAATGTTGCGCCAATCTTTGCGCCTTTTACAGCGAATTGATCGTCATAGTTACGTTCGACTTGGCTCGTAAAAGTCAACTCGTTTTCCAAGACCATCAACGCTTCGTTGGTGATCATGCTGATGGTAAGCAAATTATTTGCCATGATAAATCCTAAAAAAATGGTTATCGAATTTGCCCATTGAGTCTACCTGCTTTCCAGGCTTGATAGCTGCCATGAAACTGCCCATCAGCAGTCAATGCAACATCACGCCCGTTGGCGGCTGACCGAATAGGGGTAATCGGTGCGCTTGCTCTACTTCTCTGCACAACAGGCTTTGAGTCTTGTTTCTCAAACATAGCCTCTAACTTCCCAATTTGTCGCAGCTGTGCGGCTGGCGTCATCCCTTGCAGCTTTTCAACGAATTCGGGATTATCAGCAAGGTGATACAGCAGCTGTGGCCCAACATCTGACTCAAAGATGGAATCGCGCACTTCATTGATCACTGTCATGTCTGCGCTTTTCACAACTTGCTCAAAGTTCGGGATACTTGCTTTGGCTTGTGTGACCCGTTCTGACCAGGTGTTTAACACCTGTTCTTTCTCGGCCTGCACCTTTGCCTGTACCGCTTTCTGCTTTTCTTCCCCCAATCGCTGGTCAACCTTATAGTCTGTCAATGCCTTGGCATATTCAAACATATCGGTAAACTGGCTTGGGTCTGGTTCGGCTTCGCCCTTTGGCGCTTGCTGCCGTTCCATATCCGCTAACCGCTGTTCAAGACTTACCCTAGCTTCGCGCTCCCGCATTGCTTCTTGCTTTGCTTCGTCACGGGCCTTGGTTACTGCCTCAAACCGCCGTTCGATCTTAGGTCGTCTTTTTTCCTCTGTTGTTTGCTGGTCTTCACTGGCTGGTTCACTCTGACTGTCATCGTCCTGCGGCTCTATTGTTTCAATAGCCTCGCGGGGCGGCTTGTCAGCTAAACCTAGCTTTTCAGCTTGGAATTCAGCTAAATTTTCGCTCGTGACCGTTGTGGCCTCAAGTCTTTTCTGCGTTTCACTTATCGCTACTTCAGACATGGATTACTCCAAGGATTTGCCCCGTTACTACCCACGGGTCGGGTTTGGGCAATATTACCCGAAAACAAATGGTTTAGCAATTACTGCATTGGTTGAATCAATGGGTTGGCACCTTCGCTGATGTCTTGGGCAGCAAATTGAGCATATTGGCCCTGTTCCACATTCCTGCGGTCAATTTCTTGCATTAAACGATTGGTGTCCATGTTGTGCAGCAACATTTGCACAATGGCATCCAGTTCCGTCTTGTTCTGGCTGGTCACGGCACGGGTATTCTGGTCATTTACTTTAACTTCTGCCATTGTTTCGGTATTGTGCGCCCGGGCTGTAACGTCCATCAGCTTGCGCCTGGTTTCGCCATCATCCCGCAGCTTGGCAATCTGTCCCCTGTTGTTTATCTCCAACTGGGCGGCTTGCAATTGTTGCTGCATCTGTTGCAGTTGTTGCTGTTGCTGCGCCAATTGCATCTGAACCTGTGGCGGTATATCTGATTTCTCGTCAATCTTTGCCATCGGGTTCATTGCTGCGAGCCGATCAGCAATTACATCAGCACCAGGAAAGTCCATGTTTCTAAACACTAGGTCGCCAGCCAGGTCAAACAATTCCTTGTTGCCTGTCAGCAGTGGCATCATGGCCTCAACAGCCTGCTGGCGCTTGCTTTGGAACCCTGGGCCAGTGTCCATTACAACGTCATACTCGCCCACCGTCACATCGTTCAGCACTTCGCCCACCGCGGTTTGTTCGTTGATGGTGGTCATGTCTGGCTGTCCATCGCTGCCAATAATCCGCATCACTCGCTGGGTATCGTAAATCTTGGGTATCAAATCTAGCAGAATCTTGCCCGTATGCTTGATGCTGCGCGTCAGGTTGTCGTAGAAATGGAAGTTGCTCAGATCAGTCTGGCTCTGCTGGCCCTGGAGCGCTTTGCCGCTGATGTTGCCGCTTGGCAGCTGGTTGGGGTCTAGGATACCCAGCACCATCTGCAAATCCATGTTGATAGCACTGGCGGCGTCCATGATGCCAGCGGGGGGCGCTTCTGGCTGTAGGCGCACTGGAACTGGCGCAGGCTGGCCTTCTATGTCTTTCTGCTTATAGCGCAGCACAGGGCTGCTCTTGATGTTTGCCAGTGCCCATTCGTTCTCATGACCTTCGTCCTGGCCTTCAGCAAGCAGCCACTTGGCCTTGGGAGCCAGAGCAATGCTCTCAGTCATGCTGGTGCGCCAGAAGTTGTACATCCGCTGGGGGTCTTTGGCAAACCGCACCAGGCCATACTTCTTGCGCTTGTCGTCCACAATGACCTGGGCACCGTAGCAGGGCACGATGGGAATATATTTACCGTCCCAAGTCTTTTCCTCAAGAATCTCTAGCGCGGTCATCTTGCACCATTTGACTGCCCTACGGAAACTCTCACGGGTATCCACCACCGTCAATCCAGCAGCTGCTACACGTTCAAGGAATCGGTCAGAGTCTGCAAAACCGCTACTGCCATCACTCAGCAGGTACAGCTTGGCCTTTTCCCTGGTCACATGGAAATATTCAGCAATCCGAATATCCTCTTTGGTGACCCAGCTTGCAGAATTGTCGCCCGTGCTGCGGTGCGTAAAGTTGGCACCATCGTCAGCATCTGGGTACATTTCCTTGAAAATGGTCTTGCTTAACAGTGTTGTAACAAGGCAACGCTCGGCATCTGAACCATCTGGTCTGACGCTGTTGGGGTCAAAGTAGACCGTAAAAGGATTGTCTATAGCGTCAATATAGATTTCCTGGTCAAACGAATCCTCGCTAACATACTTGGTGTTGATGCGCCAGTAACCCCAACCCATTCGCACGGCATAGTCAAAAGCGGTGTCGTAAGCGGTGTCGGCGTTGCTGTTGACCTCAATATGGCGGGTAATGCCTTCCAGCACCTGGGCAATCTTGTAATCAGCCAGGTTGTTCACTGGATGCACCTTGATGCGGGGGCGCTGCATACGCTGCTGGTTGGTCACCTGGCGCACGTAGGCATCAATCTTGTTAATGGTCAAGCACGGCCTGGCCTCAAGGTTCCTGCTGTTTTGGATTTCCACAGGCCACTGGTCACCAGCTGCAAACCGAATGTCTTGCAGGGCTTCGCTGCGGTTGGTGCTGTCGCTGTCGTTCACCAGCTGCCAAAACTTAATGGCTTCGTCAATCCGTGGGTCATTCATAGTCAATCCTCAATTCATCCAACTGCCTGCGGCCTCGGCAACTGGCTTGGGTTTGCGCTTGTGCGGTTCCCGAATCATAAGGCCAATGTATCTAAAGGCATCAGCGCCGTGGCTGTAGTGGTCGTGCAGGGGGTTGCGGCTGAATTGCCCGGTGTCTGGGTCTACCTCGTAGCGGTAATGGCGCAGGCAGGCCAGCCCATCAGCTGCGTGTTCCCTATCAAAATAACAGTTGCTGAATATTGTCCTGGCGGCGTTGATGCTGTCCACCACAGGCACTCGCGGCAATATCTGGGTCTTGTAGCCTGCTGCCCTCACAATATCGTCAATGCTGCGCCCAGCTGCTGCCAGCGTCTTGTTCTCGGCATCGTGGGGGAGCCAGACAGTATCGTAGTGGTAGCCGTAGGTCTGCATGGTTGCCAAATAAAAGCTGATGGTCTTCTGGCTGTCCTCGATGTACCGAATCAGCCTGGTTTCCATGCCCACAAACTGAAGGAACCATATGGCGGTGCTGTCGGACCAGCCCAGGTCAAACACACAGTGGACAGGCTTAGTAGCGTCAAATGGCACCCGGCAGATGCGCCCATCAAGCTCGGCCTGCTGCATTTCCTTGGCAAAGATGGCACCGTCCACCGTCTGGCGGCATAACCCTTCCCAGACTTGGTTGTACGCTACTTCGTCCCTTTGCTTGAGTGCATCTTTTTCCAGGCGCAGTGTCTCAGGAAACCAAGGGTTATCTGACCAGTTGACCTTGATCTGGATGCAATCATCAGGCGGCAGCAGCACAAAACGCTTGTAAGTCTAGTCTGTCTCCAACTCGGGATTAAAGCTAACCCATATCTCGCTGCCCTCTTTGCGGATGGTTGGTATCAGCACGTTCCAAGACAAGCGGCTGACCGTCTGGGCTTCTTCTACCCAGCAAATGTC